CAAATTTTTTAGAAAAATCTTTATTATAACTATTATAATCTATTTCTTCATCATTGTAAAGGACTTTTTCAAATAAAGTGTTAGGATTATGTATTTTTTCTATTTGTCTTGTTTCAGTATCAATAATATGAAAGTATTTGGGGTCATGAGCATCAGACCAAAAGAATTCCATTTGACTACCTAGATACCAAATGTTATCTCTTTTAGAACCACAATGATAGTGACCAGTTAAAACCATTTCAAATCTTTTAAATAAGCCTGGGTCCATACCATGAGTGTTAGTTAAACCTCTCATCATTTCAAAACCATTTAATTCAAGGTGTGCACCTATCCAATCAGCTTTACAATCTCTAATAAAATTCATACATTGTTCTTGGTTATCACTACATATCCAAGGGACTAATCCTATATCTAAAGAATCGTATGACATTACTTTAGGTTCCATTATAATATTGACTTCATTCATATAATGTCCTAAACACTCTTTTAATGAGTTAAGTTCATTTGTATTTTTATAATAAGTATCGTGATTCCCTGGAATAATATCCATAGACATTCCACGTTTTCTTACTTCATCTAAAAACGTTCTACGATTATGATTTAATGCTTTAAAATTAACAAACTTACGATGGTCGTAATAATCACCTAAATGTAATATTTGTTTTATATTTCTTTTATCGCATTCTGGAAAAAATATCTTTGAGAAGAAAGTTTCTGCATTATCCAGAAATATTTCGGATGAGTTTCTAATACCATTGTGTGTATCATTTAATATAGCTATCTTCACTGCATAAACTCACTTAAGTCTGAATCAGCTATTACTTTTACGTTTTTTCTTTTCTATTTTTACGTATTCTTTTATTTCAGTATCAACCATTCTCACTCTTTCAATTCTATCTTTTAAGGTATCAACAAAATGAGATGCAACTTGTTCTCCTACCCCACCAGCATCTAATTCAGTATCAACAAAACTTTCTATTCCAGATTTTGTTAGATATTTCATTTTAATTTCTTGTTGTTTTTTCTCTTTTGTTATTCTTCTTAAGAAAGCATACCAAGTTATTTGTGTAAAATATGCAAATGCATTTGGTTTACCAGTTCTGGTTGCTGCTTCTAAATTATAATTTCCTATAGCTTTTAAACAATTTTCAACTGCGTCCATTACCATTTCTTCACGATAAGTATATCGTATAAAATTAGCTTTATGTGATAACCCATTAGCTATTCTTAAGAAACACTGTGCTATATAGTCTGGAACTTTTGGAAGTGTTTTATTTGTTTTTCTGGCATCTTCAACTATTCCTACGTATTCAACTACAGCTGTAGAGAATTCAGAATTATTGACATAGTGTATACTTTTTTTTCTAGCCATAATGATTCCTTTCATTATATAATACTATTATACAATACTTTTAAGCAAAAGTAAATGATTATTTTTCTCTCTTATTTGTGAAAAAACTTGTTTACAAACTCACAAAAATAGTTTATAATAAGATAGTATATCTGGGGAGAAGGAGTATACCCATTAATGATATGTCTTATTTTTAGGTTTAAACTTTATTACATTTCCTTTATCAGAGTCGTCACTTGGATATGTGTCTTCAACCATAGCTCCATACTTCTGTTCTAAAAAGGAATCCATTTCTTCATCTGACATTTTAGCAATAGCATGTTGTATTTCATCTAAATTAGCATAAGTTTTTTTAGATCTCTTTGCATTTTTTACATCGTGCGTAAGTGCACGTACACATGCTTTATAATGTTTTAAAATATCTGGAGATGGATTAGTAGTAACTATAATATGAGATGCGTTAACTGATTGTAAAGTATTAGGGTCATCAGAAAATGACATCCAAGGTCTAAAACAGAAAAACCTAAATCCTTTTTGGTAATCTTCTAAAGCTATAACGCGTAAAGCTTTATTGACTATAATTTCCATCATATCTTCGCCAGTATTCCATTCTATAACTTCACATATTATTTCTTCGTTATTAGTTAATTTAAATTGTTTAATATCCGGTTTCATGCTTCATGACCCTTAAATACTTGATTTACCTGATTATTTACCCTAACAAATGTACTGCATTTTGGCATGTCTTTAATTCTTTTAGCACCAATATAAGTGCATGCACTTCTTACCCCGCCTAATATTTCAGTTATAGCTTTAGATACTTGCCCTTTATATGGTAATTCTACAACTTTGCCTTCTGCGCCACGATATCCATCTTTTCGACTGCCGTATTTAGACATAGCTTCATTCGAACTCATTCCATAAAATTCGATTTTACCATTTACAACATTACCTTCAGATTCATCATAACCTGCTAGCATCCCGCCTAACATAACAAAGTGAGCACCAGCTCCAAAAGCTTTAGCTACATCTCCAGGATAAACACAACCACCATCTGCAATAATATGACCACCTACGCCGTTAGCTGCATCAGCACATTCTATTATTCCTGAAAGTTGTGGAACTCCAACTCCTGTCATTAATCTTGTTGTACAAACAGACCCAGGTCCAATACCGCATTTTACTATATCAGCTCCACGTAATATTAATTCTTCTGTCATTTCACCAGTTATTACATTACCAGCAATAATAGTTTTGTCTGGATACGAATCACGTAATTTAGCTATAAATTCTCCGTAATTTTCGTGATATCCATTTGCAACATCGACACATATAAAAGGAACATCTGGATATTTTTTTAATACTTTACGCATAGTATTATAATCTACAGCATCTTTATCCCATAAAATACTTGTGCCAGTACATACAGATAAGTACTTCATTTTAACACCATCACCTATAGCAAATTTCCAATCATCTAATGTATAGTGTTTTCTTAATACAGTAATCATTTTTTGTTGTTGTAATACTTTAGCCATAGTGAATGTACCAACACCGTCCATATTAGCTGCCATTATTGGAATGCCAGTCCATTCTTTTTTACTATTATAAAATTTAAATGTTCTCTCTAAATCAACATCTTTTCTAGATGTTAATGTCGATCGTTTAGGCTTAAAAAGGACGTCTTGATAATCTAACTTTATATCGTGTTCAATTCTCATATTATTATCCTAAGCTAACATTAAATGTTTTATGATTAAATTTTTCTCTGCCATAAATTCTTAGTCTCTCATCAGCATGTAATATGCCAAAATTCTTTCGAGATTTCCAACTTATATTATCAATAATATCGTAAAGAGTAGTATCGGTATTATCATCAGTCTTTCTCAGTCCTCTTCCTATACTTTGCAAAACTCGTATTTGTGATTTAGATGGAGATGCAAAGACAATATTATGAAGGTTCCTAATATTTATACCGGTGCTAAATGTTCCGAGCGACGCTACAGTTATAGAATTTTTCTGCTTTTCAACAATAGCTCTTATGGCTTCTCTATCTGTAGTAGCAGTTTCTCCTGATACAAAAAAAATCTTGCGAGACTCGTTACCGTGTTCTTTAATTAATTTATAAAGAGGTTTACCATGTTTTTCTACATAATTATAAAGTACTAATGTGTTACCTTTTAAATCTAAAGTTAAATTTTTAATAAATTTATTTCTTTTTTCGTAACCTACAATATATTCAATTTCTTCTTGGTATGTTTTTTTCCCGAATTCTTTTCGAGTCTTTTCATCGTACGTAAGCATGATTCTACGTATTGAGAGTTTTGCAAGAGTATCATTGTCTTGTAAAGCTCGTGTGCTAGTGACTCGGTATATTTTTCCGAATAATCCTTGTAAAACCAACTCATGAGTTAAAGCTCCGTCTAGCGTTCCAGTAGTACCAAATCTGTATTCAGCTTCTGTACATTTATTCATAATAGTTGTTAATGATTTAGATTTAAATCCATGGCATTCGTCGCCAAATACTGTTCCAAATCTTTCAAACCAGTCTTTCTGAAATCTATATATAGACTGCCAAGTGCTAATTATCACTCTTTTAGAAGTATTTTTATCTTTACCAGAATATATCCTATGGCAATGATTTTTTACATTATATCCATAACTTTCAAAATCGCTATACATTTGTTCAACTAATGATGTAGTTGGTACTATTATTAATATATCTTTTTTATCGTTTGATGAAAGTAAATACCGCATTAATTAGTATATTATTAATGACTTACCAGAACCAGTTGGCGATAAGAGTACAGCACTTTTCCTTTGTATTCCAGTACATAATGCATCAAATTGGTAATCTCTTATTTTAAATGGTAACTTCAAAGCATCAACAAATTTCATCATAAAATCTACATTAATAGTATTACCTTCATTAGGATTACCATATTCAGTATCTTCTATTTCTAATTCGTATTCTCTCGATTCAGCAAAAGAAAGAACTTGAGGAAATAAACCTGCAAGTATTTCTCCAGTTATTTGGTTATAAAGACGTATTTTACCGTCCCATATTCTATTACGGTATGCAGGCATAAATTTATACCCAGGTACAAAGAAAGAAAAGAACTCTCGCAATTCAGCTCCTATGCTTCTATCGCATTCTAATCTTATAGTAGCGTGATTTAGTTTCCGGACTCGAATTGTTTCCATTTGATTATGTTCGATATTGTTTGATGTCGCCATTTTAAATTATCTATTATTTCTTGTAACGTTGCAATTAAAGTTTTCCAATATTGAATTTTTTCTTCTGATTTTTGTATTTCTGGATCGCTATCGTAATAGTAATCCATTTCGCCTTTTAGTATCTTTAAACCTTCAAAAGGATCAGGTTCCCATCCTTTTTCTTCTATAGCTTTTTGGTCCATTTTTCCATTATAATATAACCATTTTTGTTTTAACAGCCTTTTTTGCTCGAATTCAGTTCTTCGAAGTTCTAACTTTGCTGTTGACCAAAGTTGTATATATTTTGAATGTAACATGGGGGTTTGACGAGATGTCTCATCTAATTGGTAATTGTCTATTATACAGTCTTTTTGCCACATGTCGTGGACTTGTTTCAAGTCAATCATAATGTCTCCAATAATATATATTAACCAGTTACAGTACCAGCTACGTTAAATGAGTCTGAGTCTACAAAAGCTCCAGTAGCTGCATTTTTATGTAAAATATCAAAATAAGTAAATCTAAATGATGCGCCAAACGTAATGTAATCTGTACCGCCAGTTGTAGAATTAAAAGCGATATCTGTCAGCGCTACAGGTATGCAATCTTTATATCGAATTCTTACTATAGGATTATTAGAACTTGATAAAACTGATAATGTAATATCAGATTGTGCTGGTGGTCTTTGAGTATTATTTGTAAATCTATCTAAAGCAGTAATATTATCTTGATCAAGTATTCTTCTCATCCAAGAATGCATCTCTCTATAAGATTTCATATCTTCATCAAGTATTATATTTGCTAGCATTTCATTATAAGTAAGTTTATCACCTATAAAAGGAATTGTCGCAACCTTTTTATACGCGAGATCTGCAGTATTCATAATCACGCCAGCGTGTGTAAAGTCTTGTACAAAAAACTCTAGATTAGGATAGTTAGTTCTATCGATTACAAGTTTAAAACTTGTAGGTTGTAGGTAATTGAAATTAGTAGTTATAGCCATAATGTTATTTATATGAAAAAAGAGGAGCTTTCGCTCCCCTTTTCATATTAAGTACTAAAACCTAAGCACCTAGAATATTATCAACTCTGAATATTCTGTAGTACTGGTTAGTTTTCATAGTAGCAAGACCATTAGATGGTGATGCGCCTACGAATGGATTAGAAGCCATTCCATATCTGGTTTTGAAACCAATTTTTGGTTGGAATGTCTCTTCGCCAACTGCTCTAACCATTGTTAATGGTACGTAAGGGCAGTAGAAAAGACCTGCGTCATAAGGATTAGTTCCTTTATAACCAACAGTTACGTAGTCAACTCCTGCATACGGGTCAATGTAGACTTTAGTTCTGCCGTTCATTGTACCTGCAAAAGTATTACCAGTGTCATCAACGTTCATTGATGTATTCATGGCTGGAGTGTAATCCATCATGCCAGCAGCTACTAATGAAGAAGCTACGTCTGATGAACAGATAATAAAGTTACCTTTACCTCTACGTGTCTCTTTTGCTATGATATTTGATTCTCTTTCGATTTGAAGAATCATGCCTTTAAACTTCTCAACTGACCATCTACCATCAGCATCTGTCTGTACGTTGAAGATACCGTTAATAGCTGTGTTGCCTTGAAGTGCGCCTACTTTAGCTTGACCGTTGATAGTTCTTACAACTTCACGATTTATTTCAGCTAAGATTTCTGTTGACAAAATATTTGCCAATTCTGTCTCAGCGTCTAGACCGTGGATAGCTTTAAGATCTTGAGCCAATTCTAAAGTGTACTCAGCTTTTAGAGCTCTTGACTTTGCAGTCACAGTAGCTTTTTCGATAGTGAATCCCATTTCTGCGAATGCTTCACCACCAGATACACCAAGTTGCTCGGCTTCTGCTGTAGAATAAAGGTCAATACTCTTAGTTGGTAACGTTGCTGCTTCTGCTGCAGAGTCAGCGATTGTTACGCCAGCTGCGTTAGAACCTTCAGCCGGGTCAGTAAGACCATTTAATCCTGACGGATCAGAAGGCATGCCTGCTAGAGCAGAGTCACCTGAGTAGTTAACTTCAGCTTCGTTAAATAGAGCTTCAGTATCATCAGCTTGACCAGCTTTAACAAGAGTACCTTTGTACTTTGATTTCATTGCGAAAATTAAACCTGTAGGACCTGTCATTGGCTGCACGCCGCAGATGTCGTATGCCATTAAATTAGGCATAGCTCTTCTAACGAGTGCAATTAAAACTGGATCCCAATTTGCTGCAGCTGAGGCTGTTACTGTAGTTTCATTTAATGCTCCGTCTTCTTTAAGAGCGATCTCCTGATTCTCTAGAACAGCAGCTGTTACAGCTTTCTTATGATGATCGGTAATTTTGCCAGCGCTTTCTTCGTTAAGAACTGGTGCCCATTTTTCGATCAATCTATCGTATGATGTTGTATTCATCGACGACTCCCTTATTTATTTGCTGTTTTTTTAATTGCAGAGAGATACGTTGCCATTGATCCAGAAGCATTAACAGGTGCTTCGTCTTCATCAGCCACTTCTTCTCCAGTGGTATTTACTTTAGTAAAATATGATTCTTTAATTGTAGCAACTTTCTTAGAGAAAGTTTCTTCATTTTCAAAATCAACGTTTTCTACTAAACCTTTAAGCTTTTCGACTTGAGTTTCAGCTAAGTCTTTAGATGCTTCTCTTATGATAGCATCTCTTTTATAGCTTTCTAGTTCTGCCGAAATTTCGATTGACTTTTCAGTTGCTTTATTGAGGCTTTCCTCAAGTTCATCAACTGTGCCAGCGAGCTCATCAACTAAATCAGTTTTTCCTTCTGGTACTGTGATATAAGACTCTTCGAATAGATCTTTCATCTTATTCATAAAATCTTCAGCAATCTCAGTTCTTAAACCATTTTGAATAGCTAATTTGTTGTCTGTCATCCAGTTTTCAACTACGTAGTTTAAGTAATTGTCTACCTTCTCTACGAGGTCTGCTTTAGTAGTTTCTACTTCTGCAGTAATTTCCTCATTATACTTCTCTTCTAGTCTGTCGATTTCACTCTTAAGTTTAGAGTTAATCGCAGCTTCAAAGATAGTTTCTGCTTTCTGCTTAAATTCATCTGACAGTGTAGCTTCCTCATTGACAAGAGCTTTAAGATCGTCTTTAAAATCAACCTGTACTTCTATTTTTTCTTCTTCAGCAATAGGTTGACCATCAAAAGCTGTTTCATCAGTACTATTAGCTAATGTAGCTAAAACACCTGATAATTTATCTTTTGACATACCTTGCATATGACCAACAGCAGCACTCATCATGGCTGCTTTAGTTTTTAGCTTTGGCATTGGATCTTGCTTGGTAGCATTTTTAGCGGTACCCATATTTGGTAATTTACCGCTACTAGTAGCTTCCCCAGCTTTGTCGGTAGCTGCAACTGACTGAGCTTCAGCATTCTTAGGATCGTGAGCTTCCACAACTTCGTCTTCAGTTACTTC